GAAATTTCGGGTAGTGGAAAATGATCAGTCTCTTTTTCAGAAGCATACAGAGTCACAGCAATTTCGGGACTCTCCTGGCTACGCTCCTACATTTGACTATTCATTCTTCCTTTTTGAGAAAGAACTTTCTATGCCATATGGCATCGCTTGTCCTAGCGCTGAGCCAAGCTATGAAATTGGTCGCGTGGTACGCTTTACAAACGGGTGCGTGATCAAGCACTATAGAAAGAAGGACGTGTACACAGCAGATGTCGATCGCTCGTTCCTGCTTATGTTGGCCGGAGATGTGGAAACAAATCCAGGCCCTGTTCGCACACGTACTCCTGAAGAGGAAATTGAGTACCAGCATGAACAAATAGTGGACCTTATGAAAATGCTCCGTGTCTGTAAGAAGAAGGAGAAGAAGTACAATAACAAGGTCCAGCGCGCAATTGAACTGGAGAAAAGAACGCGCAATCAGAAACGCAAGCAAGAAGCGCTTGAGAAGCGATGTGCTCAGGGTGTTGGTGATATCGCTCACAAATTGGTGGAAGATGCCTCCAATATGTTCACAGAGAAAACTGCAGTGGAAGCAGTGAAAGCAGGCGCTTATATGGCAGCCAATGCAGTGTGCCCAGGTGTGGGTACTACCGCCGCTTTGGTGGTCAACGGAGCGAAAGCTTCTTCGGCTCTCAACCAAGTTGAGCCTACTCTCACTATGCTCCAACGCCTCCTTGAAAGTCTCACGAAATCAAGCGAGGAGATTCGTTCTCTCTTTTCTATTCCTGTCGACTGTGACTTTATTGCTATCATCGTTTCTCTTATTTCTATTGCAACTGCTATTCTTCAACAGCAACTTTTCATCGCCACTATTCATTGCTTGAACTTAGCTCGTCAATTGAACATTACTATGGATTCTCTTATGTCACTTGTGCCAAATTTTTCCCTAGGTGGCGTTGCATTCGGCGAGACCGAGGAAGGGAGAGTGGGGCAGAGTCTTGTCACCGACATGTTCGACACAGTGTTAGACTCTCCGCACATGCTTCCTTTTACTGGTTTTCTCTCTTTTCTATGCGGTGTGTTTTCTCTTTTGTGCGTGGGCACTATTCCTACTCCAACAGAAATGACTCGACACTTCGCAAACGTAGGGCGCGCAGCTCAGGGCTTTCGCTCTGTAAAAGACTTATTCGATTGGCTGCGCTCTTTTCTTGAAGAAATTTATTACACGACCGTTTACGGCCTCTCTGCAGAAGATTACAAATTCATTCAAGAATATCCCGATATTGAAAACTTGTATGCAGCGTCACAAATCATCACTTCATTAGACAAGCAAATTATCAAAGATTCGCGTCAGGTTGCTAACCAAATTCTCACAGTTAATGACCGTTTGCAGGAATGTTACACAAAAGCAATTAGGACAGCTTCTAGACCAAATATCACATTTATAGGTAGTATTCAAAAATCCATTGCTGATCAAGTCCACGAGGCAACTGTTAGTCCCGCTCGCAAAGTTGCTACTCGACAGAGTCCTCTTTCTCTCTTCTTCTACGGCCAGGCAGGTGTTGGAAAGAGTGTTGCCACGGAAGTCATAAAAGCGCGCATTTTCAAACACTTTTTGAAAGATAAAGGTACAGATTACGGAAACTGCGCGTTCACTCGAAATGCAAAAACGAAATATTGGGAGGGATACACAGGGCAACCTATAGTTCTTCTTGATGATTTTGCTAACGCAGTAGACTCGCAAGTGGCCCCAGTTGAGGAATTTCATGAAATCATCGGCATGGTCAACACCGCACAATATCCTCTGAATATGGCAGCTCTTCAATCCAAAGGTCAGGATTTCTTTACTTCTCAGTTTGTTTTAGCTTCTTCAAATTTGCAGTACCCAATTGTTAGGTCTCTTGTCGATCCAAGTGCTATTTATCGGCGCTTCAATATGTATGTGGAGTGTTCGATCGACCCAAGCTATGGTGTGGTGTCCGGGACTGCTAAGGATGGATCTCCCATCTACAAATTCGACAAACGCACTATTGCTGAAAAGAAAGGCTGCACTGTAAAAGAACTAGATGCTCTCTTCACTGAACACTATCGCTTTGATATCTATACTGTTGCTTACAATCAGGCTACTGGTAGTACATCTGTCTCACCCGTCCCTAAGAAGAAAGGATTGGATTTCGAGGATCTGTGGAAATATATCCTCGAGATACAGGAAATTCATGATGAAGGCGAAAAGCGGATGGACGAGGCAATTCGGAAGCAAGCTGGACTCGCAGTTGAGACAGAGAAGGAAAGTGTGAGTGAGGTGATGGTCAAGTTTGATCGTATCTTCTGTCCAGAAAAATTTGTTGCAGCTTGTGCCAGTGGTATGGACGATCTTGCTGCAAAGCCAGACCCGGACGATTACAAGGAAGCTTGTGGTTTGTTCGGTGCTGGGTTTGCACAGATGTCGGCAACTGTCAAGGAGTTGAAAGATAAGTTTGCCGAGAAGAAGAAGGAGTGTTCAGACCACATTGCTGCAGCTTTCGCTAAACTCAAAGCTAACGTTAGTAGCCCTTTCTCCTCTATTGCATCATTTATTCTATCTTTCCTGGAAACTGCTGCTGGAACTATCAAATCTTATCTTCCCTCTGCCGTGAGACCTGCTATAGTTTCTGTTCTACTCGCAACCGCAACTCATTTCGCTTCACGATGGCTTTCACAGTATGTTGACGGCTTCTTCAACCGTGCATCAACCTGGTGTTCCTTCAATCAAGGTCCTTCTGACCAAATCTCTCCCTGTCAATCTTGTAAAGGTTGTACTATTCTACAATACCCACGTTCTGGAAACATGATTCGCTATTTCTTACAACGCACTGCACACGAAGATGTTAGGAAGATACTCTTGCGCTATATGTCCTCTGACCACCTTGCCAAACTACAACGCGATGCCGATCACTGCATGTCGGAAGATCTCCATGCACAGCGTGTCTATGAAAATCAACCACGCATGCCGCCTGCTCGAGTCATCGCCCAACGTGTGTACGAAACTCAACCACACGGAGTCACTTCCGGGCGATTAGCTCAAAATTGTGGGGTTATCACGTGCAAAACAGACATGGAAATTGGTGCTCAACGTTACGCACAGAGAGATCAGGTACAGGTAGATCAAACCACACACGTTCTTCTCCGCAACTCTGTGTGGATTCAGGCTGCTGATGAAGATGGAATTTGCAGTAGGAGTAACGGGGTTTTTCTTGTGGGGCGCACCATGATGACTACAGCTCACACAATTCTTTCACCACCGCGCGATAAGCCTGTTAAATATCTCATCATTCGTAATCCTTATGCTACCG